ACCGTGCGTCCAGTATTTTTCCGTCTCCATCAAAATACTAATGTCAATTATAACATTTTTCAACGGTTCCGTCAAGCGATTATAAATAGTTTATGTAAAAATGTAAAGGAAAACCGATATGTATGAGTATAAAGTAAATATTTTAAAGGTGGTTGATGGTGATACCGTGGATGTTGACATAGATTTAGGTTTTGGTTGCTGGTTAAGAAATGAGAGAGTGAGAATTGTTGGAATTGACACTCCTGAATCAAGAACATCTGACAGGATTGAAAAAGTTTTTGGTGAAGCAGCAAAACAAAGACTAACCTCTTTGTTAAGTTCTGAAGCAACCTTAATTTCCCAAGTTTCTAAGATGGGAGAAAATATGAAAGGTAAGTTTGGTCGTATTTTAGGTGATTTTATAACAATCAACGATCAAGTAATTAGCACAACCTTGATGGAAGAGGGACATGCTGTTGCTTACAATGGTGGCGACAAGGAAGCTGTTCAAGCACAACATCTAAAAAACAGACAAAGATTAATTGATGAAGGAAAAGTGCCCACACCTGATGGCATGACTTTAACACCAAACAAGGTGAACACTTTTAAGGCGACTAAACCACCACTAAGAAAGAAAAAAAATAAAAAGAAGTAATATAGGAGGATACTCCAATGAATTATTTTAAAAAGATAATTGATTGGGTTTGTAAACCATATGAACCTGAATTTAGGCCTAAAAGAGTTTATAAGATAAAAGGCAGAACATATTATTTAAGGAAAAGAAAACGAAATGCCAGCGGTAAGTCGAAAAGGTGATACACTAACAACAGGACACGGTTGTGACGCTACAACAACTCTAGCAACACCAGGTCAATCATCTGTATTTGCTAATAATATTAGAGTTGCAAGAATAACTGATCCTACGGTGACACATCTAGTACCACCTATCATTCCGCCTTGTTCGTCTCACGCTTCTACTGTCAAAGTAGGAAGTGATAGTGTCTTTGTAGAAGGTCTTGCTTGTGCAAGAATAGGTGATAGCGCTGACGCTGGTGCAATGATAACAGGCAGCGACAATGTATTTGCAGGTGGGTAATTACGGTATAAATAGTAATAGGAGAAAAAAATGGCAAGATATGACGCTGGTAGATTAACAAATAAAAGCACTAGAAGTGCTAGAATCTACAAGGATCTAAATTTAGACTTTCAACAAAATAGTGCTACAAAAGATATTCAAAAATTATTAGATGTTGAGTCTGTAAAAAGAAGCGTTAGAAATCTTATCAACTTAAATCATTATGAAAAGCCTTTTCATCCAGAAGTAGGTTCTAATTTGAGAGGTATGTTATTTGAAAATATATCTCCTCAAATGACTCACTTTATTGGCAAACAAATAGAGTTATTAATTAAAAATTATGAACCAAGATGTAGATTAGTTCAGGTAAAAAATCAACCTGATTTAGATAGAAATGGATATTTTGTATCTATAAATTTTTATGTACAGAACCACCCTACACCTGTAATCGTAGAATCATTTTTAGAAAGATTAAGATAGATGGCAAATAAATTAGACATATCACAATTAGACTTTGACGGAATCAAAGATAATCTAAAAACATTTTTAAAACAACAAGATGAATTTACAGATTATGACTTTGAAGGTTCTGGAATGAACATTCTTTTAGATGTTCTCGCTTACAACACACACTATCTTGGTTACAATGCTAATATGTTAGCAAATGAAATGTATCTTGATAGTGCTGATCAAAGATCAAGTGTGGTATCTTTAGCAAAACAAGTTGGTTACACACCAAGAAGTGCCGTATCTTCACAAGCAAAAATTGACGTGCTTGTCAATAATGGAAGTGGTGCTTCTATTACAATGGCAAGAGGAACAAAATTTACAACTACGGTTGATGGCACAAATTATTCTTTTGTAAATAATGCTGACGTAAGTATTTCGCCAGTAGATGGTGTTTATAAATTTTCTAATTTAGATATTTACGAAGGCACATATTTAAATTACAAATATACAGCAAATACATCTGACACAGAGCAAAGATTTATTATACCAAATGACAATGTTGATACAACAACTCTTTCTGTTAAAGTTCAAAACTCAACTTCAGATTCTACCACAAACACATATACATTAGCACAAGGTATTACAGGATTAGATTCAACATCAAGAGTTTATTTTTTACAAGAGGTTGAAAATGGTAGATTTGAGGTTTACTTTGGTGATGGTGTTTTAGGAAAAGCAATTGCTGATGGTAATATTGTAATATTAGATTATATCACTTGTAATCGTGATGAGCCAAATGGTGCAACCACTTTTGCGCTATCAGGTAATGTTGGTGGTTTTTCAAACGTCACAATTACAACAGTAGAAAATGCTTCAAATGGTGATGGACCAGAATCAATTACTTCAATTAAATATAACGCACCAAGAGATTATACGTCACAAGATAGAGCGGTCACAGCAGACGATTATAAAGTTCTTGTAAAAAGTTTATATGCAAATGCTCAATCAGTTCAAGTTTATGGTGGTGAGGACGCTGCTACTCCTGATTACGGTAAAGTTTATATTTCAATTAAAGCAAAATCAGGTTCTAATTTAACAACTGCTACAAAAGAAAGTATAGTAAAAAGTCTTAAATCATTTGCTGTTGCTTCGGTAACACCTGTGATTATTGATCCTGAAACAACTTTTATAACTTTAACTACAACTTTTAAATTTGATTCAAGTTTAACAACTAAAGACGTTTCAACACTTCAAACAAATGTGTTAAATGCTATATCAAATTACAATACAAATACATTAGAAAATTTTACAGGTATGTTTAGATATTCAGAGGCACTAAAAACAATTGATAATGCTGATACAGCTATACTATCAAATATTACAAAAGTTAAAATGTATAAGTTTATCACACCAACTTTAAATTCAGCTTTAAAATATACTTTATCATTTAATAACGCATTTTATAATCCACACTCTGGTCATAATTCAAGTGCAGGTGGTATTGTTTCATCAACAGGATTTAAAATTAATAATGATAGTTCAACTAACGAACATTTTTTAGATGATGATGGTGCTGGTAATATTAGAGTTTACTATTTAAGTGGTACAACAAGAATCTACACAAGCACATCTTTTGGTACAGTTGATTATACAAATGGAGAAATAATTTTAACATCTGCTAATATCACAAGTATTTCAAATGTCGATGGCGCAGCTAGTACAAAAATAAGAGTTACGGTAACTCCTGATTCAAATGATGTTGTGCCTGTAAGAAATCAAGTATTATCTATTGACGTATCTAACTCAACATTTACTGGTGATGTAGATGAAATAGAAAGCGGTAGTTCACAAGCAGGTACAGGATATACTACTACCAGCAGTTATTAGGTGGTAAGTAATGTCTGATAGAAAAAAAACACACAAGAAAAAAATATCCAAACTCATTAAACAACAACTTCCTGAGTTTGTATTATCAGAGCATCCAAAGTTTGCAGAATTTTTAACCTCTTACTTTTTATTTTTAGAATCTGCTGAGATAACTTTACAAACATTTACATCAATAGATCACATACTTTTAGAGACAGACGCTACAGCAAATAATTTTATATTGTTTGAAAGAACAAATGCTTTTGGTTTAGACCTAGGTGATAAACTTGTTGCTGAAGAAAATGACTTTGCTGGTTCTTTCAGAAAAGGTGAGGTAATAACAGGTTCAACATCTGGTGCTACATCAACAGTTTTAGCAGAGGACATAGTTTCTAATTCAAGATTATTCATAACTGCTCACAATGGTTTTATAACAGGTGAAACTGTCACTGGTTCTCTTTCTGGTGCAACTGCCATAGTAAAAAAATATCGTGCAAATCCAGTAGAAAACATTCAACAACTTTTAAACTATACTGATCCAGATCATACAATAAGCGACTTCTTATCTCAAATGAAAGAGGAGTTTCTTAATACTATTCCAACAGATACAGATGACTCACTTAGTAAAAGAAAATTAATTAAAAATATCAAATCATTATACAGAGCAAAAGGTACAGCAAAAGCACATCAAGCCTTTTTTAGATTATTATTTAACGAACCGTCAGAGGTGTACACACCAACAGACGACATGTTAAGAGTATCTGATGGTAAGTTTGATAAGAGGACTTTTATTCGTTGCACACAAACAGCATTACAATCTGTTAATGATCCTATCTTTTTAACAGGTCAAACAATTACACAAGCAAACGATCCTGCTGATACAGATATTAATGAAGCAACAGCGATTGTAGAAAACGTATTAAAATTTCAAGAGGGTAGCACAACAATTATTGAGATAGTTATCAATGATGAAACAGTAAGTGGTACTTTTGTAAACGGTGCGACTGTCACAGGAACAAGTAGTGCTGATCCTGATACTATAATTGGTGTGACCGTATCACAGGCGGTATCAACAACCACAATTACAAATGATGGAAGCACACTAACAGTTGGTGATGAAGCAACAATATCAGGTGGTGCTGGTTCTGGTGCCAGAATACAAGTGCAAGACTTATCTGGTGGTGGTGTTGATGAAGTTATCGTAAATGCTGTTGGTCAGAATTTTCAAGAGGGTGATACTTTAACATTTAGTTCAGGAACTGCACAGGCAAAAGTCGCTGTTGTGAATGGTGGTATAGCACCTGAATCAGGTAGTGTAGATATTCACGTTGAATTAGAAAGTGGCACAATATCAGGTTCTGGTTCTGGTGACTTATTACTTGAAGACGCTGTTGACAATGAGCGTGGTGGTAAGTTTTTAGATTCTGCTAGTCCAGTACAAGAATTAAGAATTAGAATTGCATTAGAAAATGAGACTGGTGGTATATTATCAGAAGCATCAAGCGGATCAAATAGTATTTACATTGTAAATCAAGATAGTGAACCAGACAGACCATATGACATAGAAGCAACCGATCATATAGTCCTAGAGGAAGCTGCTGCTAGAGAGGGATCTATTGGTAATAAAATTGTTCAACAAAATGCGACAGGCACTGGCGATATAACTGATATAAGAATGATTGCAAGTGGTGGTGGATATACATCATTACCTACTGCAACAATTGACGGTGTTAGATTTATAGGTCTAGAAGATGCCACAGATTTAAATACATCTGACTTTAGTAGAATAGAATTAGAGACAGGTGGTAGACTTGTAAATGAATCAACATTTTCTGTTTTAAATGTGACTGGTGCAACCGTAATACCTTTTGGTGCTGATATTGGTAAAGCAACATCACTAAAAATTGTTGAACATGGTATTAATTTTACGTCAGCACCTACATTAGCATTTCCTAAATATGCTGTTCTTAAAACAGTATCAGGCACAATATCTGCTGATGAGACATTTACATCAAACGTGTCTGGTGCAACAGGTACAATAATTTCTTTTGATGCACCTCTTTTAAAATATACTGCCACACAAAGCGAGTTAGAGGTAGGCGATACAATCACAACATCTGGTAGTCAAACTGCTGTCGTTGTAAAAGCAGACACGCTAACTGCCACAACAACGATAGGTGCTAAGATTACAACTGCTGGTGCTTACATAAATCAAGATGGTCACATATCAGAAAATTCTAAAAAGATTCAAGATAGTTTATACTATCAAGATTATTCTTATGTAATAAGAGTATCAGAGTCAATTAATAAATGGAGAGACGCATTAAAAAGAGCAGTTCACCCATCTGGTTTCTATGTCACTGGAGAGGTTAATATACAGACAAGAGTAAGTGGTCAGGTTAAACAACCAGTTGGTGCTACATTGGCAGCAGGATTGTTCTCTGGCACATCTGATAGTCCAATCTACATGAGATTAAATACGTTGTTCTCTACCATCTTTGGTAGAAGAACAGGTGTGGGTCTGAAGTTCATGAGTAATGGTATTCAATTAGATGGTAAAACTTTAGTATCATCTGCTGTGGCAAGAACAGGTGTCGCTGTAGAACCTCAAAATGATTACAGAGATACTAGCACTAATACAGAAAAAGAATTAAATTTATATCCTGAGACCAAGATAGAAACAGAAAAAAGAAGTAGAACAAACTTTTACACAAATACAGATTACAAAGTTAGAGGTTATAATGTAAAAGCAGGTTTTGCATATGCAGGTCCTAGAATAAAAAGTTTAAATAATTTTATGTTTTCTGCTTTCTCAGCAAACAATGCGATCACACTAGAAGGTGGTACAGGTGCAGGTGAAATAATACTAGAAAATGAACACGGTGTTTTACAACACCCTCAATCAGACTCTTTTAGTGC